TACTGTAACTACGGGGGCAACTGTATATAGCATTAATAAAGATACTGGTGCTGGCGCTAGCTCATCTACATCAACTTACAATATTACTGGAGTGCCAAATCAAGATGGTGCTTTTCTATTTCTTTATGTTAGATGTAGTAACACTGCTGGTGGTATTAATACTGTTGTAATTGTTACTGTGCATGGTAGTGCTGAACTATTTAGGAATAGTGTTCAAAACACAACTAAAACTGGTTCGGTAATGTTGGCTAGACAAAATGGTAGCTGGTATGTTGTTGCGCCATACCATACAGGTGCGGCAATTAGCATTTAAGGATAAAAAATGACAATTACATATAACTGGAAAATATTACAGATGGTTACTAATCCGTCTTTGAATGGTTTAACCGATGTAGTCGTATCTGCTACTTGGAGTGCTGAAGCAGAAAATGTTGATAATTCAAACCCCGACATGGCAAACATTATTACTGCCGCAGTAGGCGGCACTGCAAGTTTTGGTGCACCAAGTTCAACTGACTTTACTCAATATGCAAACTTAACTCAAGAACAAGTATTAACTTGGGTATGGGCAAGTGGTGTTAGCAAAGACGCTACAGAAGCAGAGTTATTAAAAAAAGTAACACCAAACCAAGACACTATTCTACCTAACCCTTGGGGAGCCTAATATGCCAATAACACTCAACGGAACCACTGGGGTCACATACCCAGACGGAGTTACTCAAGCCTCTGGTGTTCCAGCTCCTGGCACTGCGGGCAACGTTCTTACATCGAACGGAACAATTTGGACTTCTGCCGCTGCCGCTGCGTTTGATTCAGGTACGGTTATGTTGTTTGCGCAAACCACTGCGCCGACTGGCTGGACTAAAAACACATCGACTGGTGATAACTCAGCACTACGTGTTGTAACAGGTTCTGCAAGTACAGGCGGTTCTCAAGGGTTTACAACTGCATTTGCAAGCCAAACCCCAACAGGTTCAGTAAGTATTACGGCTGTTAGTGGTAGTGCTGGAGCAACAACACTTACTACACCTCAAATTCCTAGCCATACACATACCGTACCTCAAACCCAAGGATCTGATTACACCCCAGGTACTACAGCTAGGGGCAACAATTTAGCTGGAGGTTCTCCAGCTGTTACAACAAGTTCTACAGGTGGCGGCGGATCACATACCCATCCATTTAGTTTCTCAAGTGGTTCTGCTACATTTACTGGAAATGCAATTAACTTAGCTGTTCAGTATATTGATGTCATTCGTGCAAGTAAAAATTAATTATGGGAACACTTAAAAACGGATCTTTTTGCCCGCTTATTAAGAAAGACTGCGTTGGTCTTACCTGTGCTTGGTATACCCGTGTGCAGGGCTACGATATGAATAGTGGCAGTCAAGTAGACAGTTACGAGTGTGCAATTGCTTGGATGCCAATGTTGCTTATTGAAAATTCAGGGCAGCAAAGACAAACAGGTGCTGCGGTTGAATCGTTTAGAAATGAAATGGTTAAAGCTAATGAGGTTAATACAAAATTAATACTCGCAGCAGCTTCTAGTGAATCACAGCAACCCAAATTAATTAGGAGTAGAAAATGAGATTAACAATTATTCCCGCTGACGGATCGGTTGGTGAAGATGAAGTTTTTTATAACGATCTTGATTTAAGTTCTTGTGGTATTCCAGCAGATGTTCACGCTCTTCAATGGGATGGTGTAGCTGGTTGGATTGAGTATGACTCTCCATTAATGGAAAATCAGTCTATTACTGAACTACCAGTTTGGGCAAATTGTTGCATGGCTAAATGGACTGAGGCTAATACTCCGGTGGCACCACTACCACCCACAGCAGCGCAAAATAAAGCAAATGCTGTAATTAAATTACAGGCAACTGATTGGACAACAATTCCTGATGTTGCCGACCCAACAAAAAGTAATCCCTATTTAAGTAATTCACAAGATTTTATTACTTATCGTAATGCTATACGTCAGTACGCAATTAATCCTGTAGCTGGGAATATTAACTGGCCCGTAGTACCACAAGAAGTTTGGGCAACAGTTTAAAGGGTTATATATGGCGCACCCAGAAGTTAAAATAGGCACAGTTGCAAATGTGTTTTCAAGACAAATGTATTTTAAAAATATAGGTGATGTTGAACATGGCCACACCCACCAGTTTGACCACCTTACTCTTTTGGCCGCCGGAAAACTACAAATAACTGTCGATGGTCGTGTATCAGAATTTACTGCGCCCCATATGATTTATATTAAAAAAGATAAAATGCACGAATTAATTGCGCTTGAGCCAAACACCGTTGCTTATTGCATTCATGCTCTACGTTTAGGCAAAGATGTTGACGATATTGTTGATCCTTCTATGGTTCCAGAAGGCGTTGAAATACCACATGATTCTTTATTATGCGACTTCAAATAATCCAAAATAATTATTTATACATACCAGAGTTTATTTTGGGTAGTGAAGCGCATTCTTTAGCTACTGAATTTAAAGAACACTGTAAAAGATTTGATATTCAAGGGGATCCACAAGCGCCTAATTCACAAGCTATATACAATTTTTTACCGTTTATACAATTGTTAGTTAAAAAAGTTCCTTATGTGTCTGAGTTATTGGGTGAAGATGTATTACCAACTTACACATATGCTCGTATTTATAAAAATGGTTCTATATTAGAACGGCACAGAGATCGCCCCGCCTGTGAAATTAGTTTAACTTTAAATCTTGCTAACGACATTAATTGGCCTATTTTTTTCCAGCGCCCTGACAATTCAGAAACACAAATTGAGCTTAACCCAGGCGATGCTGTTTTATATTTAGGTTGTCAAGCCGACCATTGGCGTAATAAATTTGGAGGCCAAGAATATACCCAAGTTTTTTTACACTATGTACGTTCTAATGGTCCCAAGGCGTGGGCATTTTTTGATATACGGCAACAACAAGAACCTACTTCACCAACAACAATCCTGCCAGTAACGATAGTATGAAAAATATTCACGATCACATTGTTGTTTTTGAAGGGGTTATTACTGATGCCCTGTGCGATGCTATTTTAGAAGAATTTAATGATGAAGCTGAGTGGCAGAAAGCAGTAGTTGGGCAGCAAGGCGTTGTTAATAATGAAGTTCGTTCTGCCGATACGCTTGTAATATCATACCCCCATATTATTGAAAAAAACCCAAAAGTAAGAAGTAAATTAGACCAATATATTTTTGTTTCGGCCGGATTGGCGATTAAAAAATATAACGAAAAACTTCCGTTAGCTTTAATTGAAGAAGATTCTGGATATGAGTTACTTCGGTATAAAGAAGGCCAATTTTATACAACCCATACCGACTCTTTTAAAGATCGCCCCCGTGCCGTGTCTTGTTCGTTTGCCTTAAATGATGGCTACGAAGGTGGTGAGTTTGCGTTTTTTGACCGGGAATTGGTATATAACTTAAAAAAGGGGTCGTGCATCATGTTCCCTTCCAATTTTATGTACCCCCATGAGATAATGCCCGTAACAAGTGGTACGAGGTATTCTATAGTAACTTGGTTTATTTAGGAGCATAACGATGCCATCAACAATATCAGCAGGAACCTCGGCGGGTACCGCACTAAACATTACGTCGGATACGACTGGTAACTTAGCGTTCCAGACAAACAACGGCGTAACTGCGCTAACGATTGACACTAGCCAAAACGTTACCTTTGCCAACAACGTAACTTATACGGGCACAATCACAGCCACGGCTGGATTTAGTGGAAACGGCGCAGGCTTAACCGCAATCAATGCGTCAAACGTATCAAGCGGGACTTTAGCTTCTGCTCGGTTGCCAACGGTTCCTGTAGCTAATGGTGGAACAGGCGCATCAACTTTAACAGCCAACAACGTACTTCTTGGTAATGGCACTAGCGCACTTCAAGTGGTTGCTCCAGGATCAAACGGAAATATTCTTACTTCAAATGGAAGTACCTGGGTAAGTTCTGCACCAGCAGGCGGTGGTGTTACATCAGCAGTAGCAGGTAATGGTATTTCTGTAAGTGGTGCAACAGGTGCAGTTACTTTTGCGGTTGCTTGTCCTACATTTAATACAGTAGGCAGTTATGCAGGTGCTGGTAGTACTAGTGTTACGGGATTTAATTTTAATTCAGGAAGCAATTATTCAGTAGGTAGTGGTAATGGACAAATGCGAAGTGGTGCATCTGCTAGTGATGGATCTGGAGCTGGATTTTATTCAGTAACTAGTAATAATTTATCGGGAACATGGAAATGGATGTCTGCAAGTTATACAACACCTTCAGGAACTGGAGATACTTCTATAGTTGGTGTTGCTTGTAGAGTTTCTTAAAAAGGATAATATATGTTTACACTTCAATATGCAAAAGACCCAATTTGGAATAACGAAGAAGGCACTTCAATTATTTTAACTATTAAATGGGAAGAATTTGTAGAAGAAATGCCTTTTGGTGCTTGTTCTTTTGACCCTGAATTTCATGGTCGTGATTTGTTTGAACGAGCAAAAGCAGGTGAGTTTGGTGAAATAGCACCTTATGTAGCACCAATTCAACCAACTATTGATTTTGAGCCAACCCCAACAAGTTCTGAGCCAACCCCAACAAATGCAAACTGAGTATTACAAAGGTCGGATCTACCCAGGCTCTGTGCCTGAGTTTAAGATGGTGCAAAAAGAAAACGGCGCCATGGTAATGCAAGTGCGGTATAGAAACGACCCGATGGGGTATTGCGGTA